CCTTTAGGGGCAATAATCAAGGCAAAATCGATTTCCTTTTGACAATATAAGTACGCAATATTGTCGATAAGAACTTTCGATTTCCCCGTACCCATTTCCATGAAAAGAGCAAAGTATTTTTTGTCTCGACAAGCTTCCAATGCCCTTATTTGATGGTCAAATGGCTTTGTCTTAAAATTATATTTGACAAGGGGGTTGTTTTTCATATATAACTATTTATATATTAAATATAACTTTGTCAACTTAAACCTGAAGAGGAGATACTTAATGAGTGACATTTTTGAAGACCATTTTGATGAGAGTGGAGCACTTGATTCAATTAGTACTGAGACAACGAAAAACCTCAGTAATTTAGTAAGACAGTTACGAGTAGTCGAGCAAGAAGTAGAGGATGCGGAAACACACCTCAAGTCTCTAAAGCAAGAGAGACAGAAACTTTCCACACAAATGATCCCCGACCTTATGGATGAAATGGGTGTTGAACGTGTGGACGTTGATGGATTAACTGTTACGAAGAAGCAGATTGTGGCAGCATCAATACCCGTCGAAAATAAACAAGAGGCTTTTGCTTGGTTAAGAGTAAGAGGACTTGATGACATCATTAAAAATGATGTAACGTGTTCTTTTGGTCGTGGGCAAGACAACATGGCTAAAGATGCAATGGCAACTTTATCGGAAAGGGGTTTGAGTCCGTCTTTGAAAACTCATGTCCACCCGATGACATTAAAAGCCTTTGTTAAGGATCGAGTAGAAAGTGGCGATGAGATAGATTTAGATCTATTCGGAGCCTTTCTGTCAAATGCAGTAGATATAAAGAGGAAATAAAAATGACAAAAGAAATTATTATAAAAGAAGATCAACTTCCGGCAGATTTGTTGGATGAAATTACGGCATCCGCAGGCGAAGGAACTAGTTTTGACAGTTCTGAAATGCAGATCCCGTTTATTCGGATAATACAGGCTTTATCCCCTCAGATTAAGAAGAAGGATCCCGCTTTTATCGAAGGAGCGGATCAAGGGGATGCTTTTAATACAGTAACGAGTGAACATTGGAGCAGTGAGGAAGGACTTCTTGTTGTTCCTTGCTATCAAGAGACAAAGTTTCTTGAGTTTGTTCCAAGAGATTCTGGTGGTGGATTTATGGGCGAAATAGAGCCTAGCAATCCCGATCTCCAAAACACTGAGAGAAAAGGTTCTAGAGAGGTGTTGCCAAACGGAAACGAATTGGTAAAATCCGATCAGCACTATTGTCTTATTGTTGGAGATGGTGGAATGATGCAACCCGCAATCGTGGATATGAAGTCGTCACAACTCAAAGTGAGTAGACGATGGAAGACCCAGATCGCTATGCAGAAGATCCGTCACCCGAAAACTAACGCACTGCTGACTCCTGCGGTCTATGCAACCATGTGGAAGTTAACGACTACCGAAGAGAGTAACGACCAGGGGACGTGGTTTAATTGGGCAGTAGCTAAACATGGCTTAGTGAACACTAAAGATATCCTTACAGAAGCTAGACTCTTTAGGGAACAGGTCATGAAGGGTGCGGTTAAGGCTGTTGATGAAACGGAACCGCTTGAAAAAGACGACGTACCGTTTTAACTGCTAGTCACAGCCTTGGTTGAGGGGCACGGGTTTTTTAAAATCTTCCTTTTTCCCGTGCCTCTCATCATGTAACCCATGTCAGATATTAATAAATTTATGCAGGCTTTTCGTGGCTCGGATGAGGCACACGGACAAACGATTGTAGGTGCAGTAGGTCGTAATGGAAAGACCGAGGCACAGAGTCGCGTGGTTCGTGAACCGTTGACCGAGGAACTCGTACAAAACCACTTCGAGGGAAAGCACGGGGTCGGGGCGATCCCGATTAATAAAAGCAATGAATGTTATTTCGGGGCGGTTGATATTGATCAGTATGACCTCGATCACAAAGCTCTTATAAACAAGATAATTAAATTTAAGCTGCCACTTATTGTTTGTCGGTCAAAGTCTGGTGGGGCACATTTATTTTGTTTCTTGAAGGAACCGACACAAGCAAAGATTTTTAGAGAATATTTAACGGAGATTGCGGGTGCTTTAGGCTATGCCAAAGCCGAGATTTTCCCGAAACAAGATAGTATCCTTTCTGAGAGAGGGGATGTAGGAAATTTTATTAACTTGCCTTACTTCAAAGCTGATCAAACCATGAGATATGCTTTTGATGAAAAAGGCAAGGCTATGAAACTTGAACAGTTTCTGAACATGGTAGAGAAGAAGAGGACGTTTGTTGCAGATTTAGAGAAGATAGATTACGGGGATAGCCGTGATGTTTTCGTGGACGGGCCACCATGTTTGCAGAATTATGTGTCAACAGGAAAAGTTGATAATAATCGAAATATTTTTCTTTCTCAGTGTGCTCCGTACTGCAAGGGGAAGTTTTCAGATAGTTGGAAGAATTCTTTAGAGGAGATAAACCAGAGACATTGCTCTCCCCCTCTTCCCGCAAGTGAATTAGTGACATTACAGAATCAGTACCAGAAAAAAGATTACTATTATCAATGCAACATTGAACCCAATGCTTCCTTCTGCAATAAAGAATTGTGCAAGGCTAGGAAGTTTGGAATTGGTACAAAATCGGATCATGCTGCCGACTTGAGTGGATTAACAATTATGTTATCTGACCCGAAGTTGGTGTTTCTTGATGTGAATGGTGGACGATTGGAAATAACAATGGATCATTTACAGAATCAGCATTTGTTTCAGAAAGCTTGTATGGAGCAGTTAATGTTTATGCCTTCCAAGATGAAAGAAACGGATTGGGTGACTAAGGTAAATGAGATGTTAAAACACGCGGTTCAGCTAGAGGTTCCGAAAGAACTTACAGTGGATGGTCAGTTTTATGATTTATTGGAGATGTTCTGCACAAGCCGTATCCGTGCACAATCCTCAGAAGAACTATTCATGGGTAAGCCGTGGACAGAGGATGGAAAAACGATGTTTATGATTAATGGTCTTATGGAGTTTCTTCAGCAGAGAAACTTCACCTCTTTTACGAGGGCACAGATCCAAGAGCGTCTGAAGACATTAAACAGTGGAGAAGAATGCAATGGGCATAAAAATTTAAGAAAACCCGATGGAGCAAGAACCACGTTACGAGTTTGGTGGGTTCCTGCCTTTGAAGGAGTAGAAAAAATGGAGATAGCAGAAGATGAAATACCGTTCTGAGTTAATACTAGGTCCTCCGGGGTGTGGGAAGACACATACCCTTATTGAGATCGTCAGGGAGGCTCTCTCACGGGGAGTAGACCTTGATAGGATTGGTTATGTATCGTTCACCAAAAAGGCTGTTAATGAGGCTGTAGAACGTGCCGGATCAGCCTTTAATTTATCCCCGAAAGACTTACCTTACTTCCGTACTCTTCACTCTTTTGGATACCACGGTTTGGGTCTTTCACAGGCTGATTTAATGTCCCGTGAGAACTGGAGAGAGTTTTCCAGAATGATGGGCATGAACTTCGATGGAATTACATCTTCGGATGCCGACGATGGACTTATTCTTCCACAAGGTCGGGATAATGACCGATATCTCAGAATGATTGATAGGGCTGCCCTTCGATGTGTTTCTATCGAGAAAGAGTTTAATGACCAGAGAAGTTATGATCTCCATTTCTTTATGCTTGAGAAGATCGATAAAGCACTAAGACTTTATAAGGCAGAGAACGGGAAAGTTTCTTTTACGGACATGATTTCTAGTTATATAGATCAGTGTAGTCCCCCAAAGTTAGAGATATTGATAGTAGATGAGGCCCAGGACCTCGTTCCTTTGCAATGGAAGATGGTGGAGAAACTCGCGGGTAATTCAGATCATACCTATTTCGCGGGAGACGATGACCAGGCGATTCATAAATGGGCGGGGGTCGATGTAAATTTATTTATGAAGTGTTCTGAAACAATCCGTGTACTGGACAAGAGTTACAGATTACCAAAATCAGCCTTCGATCTATCGATGTCCGTGGTTCAACGGATAAGGAACCGACAACAAAAGATATTCAGACCAACGGAAAGAGAAGGAAGTGTAAATTTTCATCTTGACACCTATGGTATGGACATGAGCCAAGGTTCATGGACTTTGATGACCCGAACAAACTCCTTTGCCAGAGATATTGCCTCCGATCTTCGTGATCAGGGTTTATTTTACGAGATCAAAGGATTCCCAAGTGTCAAGCTAGAAATAGCTGAAGCGATAAAAATTTGGGAAGGGTTGCAAAAAGGAGACGAAATAGGATTACATGAGGTAAGGCGATTGTATGAACTTGCCCCGAAAACAGGAGACGGAGCCGTAGTAAAAAGGGGGATGCTTCCTTTGCTTGATGCCGAACCCCTAGACAGTACTTATACCTATGAAGGATTAGTAAAAAATCTTGGATTACTCGCCCCTAGAGAAGTTAGTGCTTTAGACGTTCTTCGCCTAGGAACAGACGAGAAGTATTACATTCGTTCTTTGTTGCGAAGAGAAGAAGTGTTAACAGAGCGACCACGATTAAAAGTTTCAACATTCCACGCTATGAAGGGAGGAGAAGACGATAATGTAGTAGTCCATCTGGATTCTACAAAACCATGTGTAACGAACCCAGACCAAGACGATGAGCATAGAGTATTTTATGTCGGCTTGACGAGGGTGAAAAAGAACCTACACATCATTGAATCACAAAAAAAATACAGGTATGATATATAATGGTAAAAAGAAAAGAACTCCTAGAGAGGGCAGGCGAGTTAATCTCCAAGGAACGAGCAAAGATATATGGAGATGCACAGTTAAACCATGAACGCATCGCAAAGTTCTGGTCGATTATTTTAGAGAGAAAGATCACAGTTGAAGAGGTGTACCACTGCATGATTGCCGTGAAGATGTCTCGATTAATTCAGACCCCGAATCACCTAGATTCGTTGGTGGACATAATGGGATATGCCGCCCTTTGGGGCGAAGACGACGAGTGGGGTGAAAATAATGACTAGGAGTAAACACGATAAGAGTACCATAAGTTTTATGGAGCGTATGAGCATGGATGTTCTCGACGTGGATTGGAACATTCCCTCGGAGTACCCAGATTTAACTAAGTGTAAACAGTTAGCCGTGGACCTTGAGACAAGGGATCCGAACATAAAAACACTAGGCCCAGGTTGGTCGAGAAAAGACGGGAACATTATAGGTATAGCCGTAGCGGGAGGGGATTATAAGGGATATTTCCCGATTCGCCATGAGAACGGACACAACTTAGACCCAGAAATGACCCTTAATTGGTTTAAGGATCAGATGAATACTCCCCACATTGATAAGGTCATGCATAATGCTACTTACGACGCGGGATGGCTTAGAGCCGAGGGTATTGACGTAAAAGGCAGAATTATCGATACAATGGTGGCTGCTCCTCTAATTGATGAAAATAGGTTTAGCTATAGCCTTAATAATCTTGGACGGGACTTTATTGATATGCGGAAAGACGAGAAGATGCTAAAAGCTGCCGCGAAAGATTTTGGGATTGATCCTAAGAGCGACATGTACAAGATGCCTCCTATGTATGTCGGACCTTATGCCGAGCAAGATGCCCTCATGACCCTAAAGTTATGGGAGAGACTAAATATCGAAATTAATAGAAACGAATTAAACAGTGTATTCGAATTAGAATCGAGATTAATACCGATTTTACTTGACATGAGAGAAAGAGGTGTTCGTGTCGATTTGGATAAAGCCGAGAAAGCTAGAGAGAAGTTAAAAAAGCGTGTCAAGGAGATAAAATCTTTTATTAAGAAAAAAACATCTATTGACATTGAGCCGTGGGCCAATGCTTCCGTAGAGAAGGTTTTTAAAGAATTGGGATTGAATTATCCGAAGACGGATCTAGGAGCACCCTCTTTTACCAAACAATTCTTACAGGCACACCCGAATGAAGTCGCCCAGGCTATTGTGAAACTAAGAGAAGCGGATAAAGCAGATAGTACATTTATTGATAGTATTTTGAAACACGAGCACAAAGGTCGTATCCATTGTGAATTCCATCAACTTCGATCCGATGATGGGGGGACTGTCACGGGAAGATTTTCGTCGTCGAACCCGAATTTGCAGCAGATACCTGCTCGTGACCCCGAAATCAAAAAACTGATTCGGGGTCTTTTTATACCAGAGGAAGGACACAGATGGGGAAGCTTTGACTATTCCTCACAGGAGCCAAGGCTACTTGTGCATTATTGTTCTGTTCTTCGACCCAACGACAGACATCCTGTGATTGATGAGGTTATAGAAGAGTACCACAAAGGTG